GCCAACTACCTCGGCACCATGCGTACCAAGGTCGCTACCGCTATCGCTCTGGCGTTCGACAACGCTGTCATCAACGGCACCAACACGCCGTTCGGCGCGTACATCGCCCAGACCTCGAAGACGACCTCGCTCGCTGACCCGCTCGGCGCGGGCAAGGGTGTGGCTGACGGCTCTAACGCCTACCAGGCGCTTAACGGCGGTCTGTCGCTGCTCCTGAACGCTGGCAAGCTGTGGAACGGTACTCTGTTCGACAACATCGCTGAGCCGATCCTGAACGGTGCGGTCGATACCGCGCAGCGTCCGCTGTTCCTCGACGCCACCTACCAGGACATCAACGCCCCGTTCCGCTCGGGTCGCGTCCTGGGCCGTCCGACCTACCTGAGCGACCACGTCGCCAACGGTACCACGGTCGGTTACATGGGCGACTTCAGCCAGGTGGTTTGGGGCCAGGTCGGCGGTCTGTCCTTCGACGTTACCGACCAGGCGACCATCAACCTCGGAACCGTTGGTTCGCCGAACTTCGTTTCGCTGTGGCAGCACAACCTTGTAGCTGTCCGTGTTGAGGCTGAGTACGGTGCGCTGGTCAACGACCCGCAGGCGTTCGTCAAGCTGACCAACGTCGTCACTGCTTAGTTTGCTGGAGAGGGGCCTTAACGGGCCCCTCTCCGCACTCTAGAAAGGATAGAGATGCCAACAGTTCGACACAAAGTTTCGCAGGTATTGGCAGGCACCGACGAAGAGTCGGTCGCTGGCTTGATCGCTTCCGGTCAATGGGAGCTTGAGGGCGAAGCCGCACCCGCACCCGCCCCTGTACGCAAGCCTAGGGCACGTAAGCCTGCTGCTGAGCCTGCTGCTACCACAGAGGAGTAACCGTGGCATACGCGACAGCAAGTGATGTTGTAACCTTGTGGGCTAAGGAGCCTGAGCCTGAGGTTATGGCGCTTATCGAGCGCAGGCTCGAACAGGTTGAGCGGTTGATCCGCAGGCGGATCCCCTCTCTCGACACACTAGTCTCCACCTCGGAGACTTTCGAAGCTGACCTCATCGACATCGAAGCTGACGCTGTGCTGCGTCTGGTGCGTAACCCAGAGGGTTACCTGTCGGAGACTGACGGCGCTTACACGTATCAGCTGCAGACAGACCTGAACAACGGTAGGCTGACCGTCCTGGATGACGAGTGGACTATCCTCGGCGTGTACCGACTCTCTCGTATGTCGGTCATCGCCCCGGCGATCACGATGCCGGTATGAGTGCGCCTATCGACCTCGACTCCGTGTACCCTGTGGATGCAGAGCCTGCAAGCTCTCAGAAGCAGGGCCCGGGAGACTACCCGGCTAATTACCCGGCTGTACGTCCAGAGGCCATTAAGCCTTACACCTGTGACCACAGCGAGGGCATCTGCCGGTGCGTGCACGACTGGCGTATCCACTGGGGAAACCCACCTAAGGTGCAACAGACACGCGCCGCGATCCTGAGGGGGTAACTATGAGTCTTCTTGATACCGGAGCTACGTATCAGAACATCCTAGTGTTCCCAGAGGAGATGGTACTCGACAGGGACGGTAATAAGTTCACCCGACCTTCGACCACTCCTATCCCAGCCCAGGCGCGACTCCAAGTCGCTAACCAGTCTGGTACCTCAGCCCGCAGGGCAGAGCAGGACAACGAGGGTTTCGAAACGGAGAAGGTGTATCGTATGCGGTTCCCGCGTTCGTTCACTAGAGACCACGGGATCCTCGGTGCCCAGTCCCAGATCGAGTGGCGGGGACAGCGTTGGGTGGTTTTCGGAGAAGCCACCGTTTACGAGTCCTCACCGGCCTTGTCCCGCGTTGACTACACGATCAAGAGGTTCTGATGGCTACGGTCTACGCTAACGCTAACGAGGCGGCAGCACGCCACGTGGAAACACACGCTGCTGTGGCTAGGCATAACGAGAAGGTTACGGCAGCCGCTAAGGCTAACCTGGCAGCTACCAAACACACTCCTCGGCTTGCAGAGGCCAAAGACTCAGCCGACATCTACTTCCCCGCTGAGATCGAATCTTCTGAGCACGATGTCGATTGCTTCACTACGCTACACGCTCCCGACGCTATGGCTCTGGAGTTTGGGCACGCACCGTCTGGGTACTTCAAGGGTACCAAGACTAGGCCTCCCGCTGGAACTTACATTCTTACGAGGGCGGCGTTCGGTGAGTAGGCCGCAGAGCGTTGTTGTTCCGCTCCTTCGTGGAGACCCACGCCTCGAAGGCGTGACTATCACCACCTGGGTTCCGGACATCGACTTCCGAGATTTCCCGCTCATCAACATACGTCGTATCGGAGGGATTAGAAATCCCGACCTTCCTATGGTCCACTCGATGCCGGTCATCGAAATGACCGTGTTCTCGGATAAGGATCTGATCGACTGCGAGGAGTTGTATGAGACAGCCCTCGACGTTTTGTACGGGGCCGTGAAGAAACAGACCTTAACGGATGCTGGTTCTTTGCAGTCTGTGTATGAGACTATGGGAGCTACCCAGTTTAGTTCCATGTTCCAAGACTCTTGGCGGGTCCAAGGTCTCCTTCGACTAAGCATTCGCAAACCAAGAATCTAACTGAAAGGGCAACTGATGCCTCAGAACGACGCAGCTGTTATCAATGCTGCTTACGGGTACGTCTACACCGCCGCACCCGGCACCCCCGCTCCTACTCCTTCGCAGCTGAACACCATCAACCTGAGCGACACGTCCGGTTGGGCGGCTACTGGTTGGACGAGCGCGGGCCATACCTCGGAGAACAAGCTCCCTGACTGGGGCTTCTCCGGTGGAGAGCCTGAGACCAAGGGCTCGTGGCAGAAGCGTAAGCTTCGCGATATCGACAAGGGCGACCGCATCGACTTCATGACGGTCACGCTGCTGCAGTTCGATGTCAACTCGCTCGGCCTGTACTACGGTGCCAACACCTCTTCGGTGACTGGCGAGTACGGTGTCTCTGGCGATCCTGACGTGAACGAGAAGGCTGTCCTGGTTGTGATTGTCGATGGCGCTCTCCGCCTCGGCTTCTACGTCTACCGGGCGAGCGTCACCCGCGATTCGAAGCTCGATATGCCTAAGGGCGATCTGGCTATGCTTCCGGTGAAGTTCAAGTTCCTCGACTACCAGACTCAGCCGACGCTGTTCAAGTGGATCAGCCTGGCTCTGTTCTCGGCTAGCTCTCCTGTTACTCGGGCTGTCCGCATCAACGGTGGTACCGCTGGCACCTTCACCCTGAAGGTTGACGGCGTCGCTACTGCGGCTATCGCCTACAACGCGGCTAACACCGCTGTCCAGTCCGCGCTTGGCGCTGTTGATGATGGCATCGCGGCTTCCGCGTTTACCGTCACGACCGTCGCTGGCGGCTGGGACGTTGTCTCCACCGCAGACGTTACTCTGGGTGTCAGCTCGCTTACGGGCGGCACTGGAGCTACTGTCGTATAGGTGAACTTGGCACCTTCGGGTGTCATCTGGGAGGGGCCCTGCCTTGGCGGGCCTCGGGGCCCCTCCCTCCACCAATCAATCTAGGCCCTGCCATCTACGAAAGGTCTGCCATGTCAAACGTATTCACCCTCGACGCTCTGCGCGAGGAAACTATCCGACGCTACGCCCCCACAGAGGTGCATCTGGGCGACGGCGACACCGTTGAAATGAAGAGTGTTATGCGGCTTCGAGAGAAGGATCGCAAGACGGTGGTTGAGTTGCTCGATGAGTTGAGCGACTTGTCCGACGACGATGACGAAGAGGACACTGAGTGGGCTGAGTCCATCACAGAGGTCTGCTCTAAGATCATCCGCCTGGTGGCTAGCTCCCCCAAGAAGCTGATCGCTGCCCTCGACCACGATGATCCCCAGATCAAGGCTAACCTGTTCACCGCTGTGCTCTCCCGGTGGATCGGGGAAACCCAAGTGGGGGAAGCGCAGCCCTCGCCGACCTCATAGACGAGCACGGCGAGGCTATCGTTTCAGATCTGCTTCACTATTACAGGGTAGATGTGCGGGAGCTGTTTTCGGACAGCTCACCGCTATCCCCTCGGTACGTTCTCTCGCTCATTACCCACTTACCCACAGAAGGGGCCCTGTACGCCTCGTACAGAGGCGGTCCTAAGTTCCGGGGTTGGGATGCAGGGAGATACGCGTTGGTCGCTCAGGTGAACGCTCAGAGGGCAACAAACCACATACTGACGCTTGTTAACAGGGATCCGAACAAGACAGCACCTGACTTGCCTGATCCGTTTCCCACACCTGACGATGATGGAACCACTTCCAGTCCTTCCCCTGCCCCCGGCTCTTTCGCTGCGGTAGTTGGAGGGATGATGGCTGAACAGAGAAGGATGATGGGATCTAATGGCTAATAAGCCGGGTATGGCTACAGGCGTTGAAGTCGCCCGTATTTCGGTTAAGGTATCGCCGGATACCAGAGACTTCAGGCGCGAACTCAAAGAGCAACTCGAAGGCATCGAGCGCGGGGCCAACGAAAAGGTCAAGCTAGACGTAGACGAAGGCGACCTCAAGGATAAAACCAAGAAGGCCGTCAAGAAGACTAACGACGAAGTAGACCGCGATGGCTCTAACAAGATCAAGATCCGGCAGGACTCTGATACTGGCTGGCGCAAGGCCATGCTTGCTGACCTCAAGTCTGTTGCTAAGGATGCGGAAAAGGCAATCCTAAACACAGCCCGGGGAGAGATAGAA